TAAACTTGCGATTGCCATTTTGTATGCTCCGTTATTATTATGCTAGGCCCTTGATTTCGCCAGTGTTCTTTAAACGTAAAGGAATGTAGATGAATTCTACTGCCTTAACTGGTTCAATCGCAACGTCTAGATATAGTTCATTTCTATCAATACGTGCTGGAGTGTTATTGCTTGTGTCGCAAACTACAATGTAGTCATATAGAGCACGTTGTCCTACTAACTCAAGCAATAGACTTTCTGCTGCGCCTTTTAGTTCGTCTCGTGTAATTTTATCGTTTGGTTCAAACACATATGGTTTTGCCAATAGTGCAAACTGACGACGTAAGTAAATTACTAAACGAGCTACGTTGATACGATCCAATGCTGAAGCATTCTTTGCGCGAGTATATTGTCCGTAGTTTACTAAACCTGTTCCTGTGATAAATGTGATTGGATTAATCTTACTATCAGCAAGTGTGTCTCGTTGTCCTGTATTCAATGATACAGATTGGAATTCACCTTCGCTTGTAACATACCCAACTGCTGTTGCATTAGTAATACCACCACGACGTGTACCTGCTGGTGCAAACCATGGATAACTTACTTGGTCATTTAATGCAATAGTACGTAAAATCATGTGACTTGGTGGAACAACAATGTTGTTTCCAGAATTGTCACTAGTAAAACCCCAAGGATAAAATACACCAAAGTACTCATCACTTGAAACAAGGCCGTCATCATTATCTTCTACTGCACCTGCAACGTTCTTACCCCAGTTGTTTAGTGTTGTAGCATCTGGTGTTAAACGTGCTGGAGTATCACCAACTACAAATGCTGTTAGTCCGCGATCGTAGTTTAGACTAATCATTTCACCGATTAGTTCTGGATAACCTGGACAAGCAATCAAGTTAAACACGCGACTTTCTTCATCACGTAGGCTTTGGTTGCTGTTTACAAGAGCTTGTAACGCTTGAATAACTACCTTACGTTGTGCTTTGCGTCCAAATGTTCCTGCACCGTTAACTTGGTTGCCAGATTCTGTTACCCAACGATGTGGGTAATATGTTGTCATAGATGCGCCTTCTTGACGTTCATTGTCAGCTAGTACATCAATACTGTCACGTACAAATTTCTTAACATTAAATCCTGAACGACGCAAGTTCCATAGTAACATACCTTTTGGATATAATGCTGGATCTGGTGCATCTGGATCTAAGAAATCGCTTAATAGCAATTCTTCTATGGTGCTTTCAGTTGCAGCGGTTGTTGTACCACCATCTACTGCCCAGCGAGCATCTGCAAAAATTATACCATCTTCTGTAGTTTGATCACTTGTATCAACAATAATCCATTTTCCTAAATCTGCATTGTACTTGTAAAGTGTTGGATAGTTTTCTAAATCGCTTGTATCAATCCATAAATCTCCAGTTACCAAGTTTGTATCATCGCTTTGTCTCTTTGGCTTAGTTGCACTAATAATTGGACCTTTAGGATCTGTCTTTTCATCTTCATCAGTAGAATAATAAGGAGATGTAACATTTGAAAGTCCGCTTGAACCATCATACTGGTAGCCCACCCATGTACTTCCATTATGAACTAAAATGTCAACTTCATCTACCATTGAATTGTACCATAGACGTCCATCTTCAGCTTCTGTAGTTGGAGCAGAATCACTAGTTGTAATATCTGCATATGGACTCCACAATGTTGCAATAAAATCATGTGCTTGGTCGATGTCTGTATAGAAATTTGCTGTGCCTAATCCTGCACCAGTAACACCAACAGTGTACGGTTCAAACAAATCGCCAATTGCAGTTCCAGTAAGATCGTTAAAGTGAATATCTCCACCGTCAGCATGTCTAATTAATACAGTTCCTGTTGAAGTTTTTGATACTGTAACACGACTAGTAATTGGACTTGACCCCCAAGTAGCGTCTCCTAACTTAGCAGAAAGTTTAGATACAAATTCATCAATACCTAAAGAACCTGTAAATTCAACAGTTAATGCATCTGATAGTGTTGTTTTTCCTTTAACAGTTTCTTGAATTGTAAATGAGTTACTACCTGCTGTAGTAAACGCTGAGAATGTACTTAAAGAAACAATTTCAGTTGCTCCTGATAATCTGCGAGCATAAACTTTAAAGTTTGCTAAATCTGGATTACCATTTGTTGTTTGTTCTTCAATGTTATGTTTTACATATAATGTATTTTGAGTTAAGTTTATGCCGCCGCCTGTATTATCTAGACCTTTAAGTGCTTCTGCATTGGAAGCATATAGCGGAGCTGCTTTTTCAGTCCAACTTTTTGTAGAACTGTTGTAAACTTTAATTCTCCAACGAGCACCTAAGTTTGGATCTGTTGTTTTAACCCAAACAGCACCTGATGGAACTCCTTGAACACTAGTACTTGAACGTTTAAAATCAGGAACTGTATAGTGCGGGCTAATTTTAAGTGCTGGAGCTTTGAAAGTTCCAGTTGATCCGTAACCAGTTGGTGTTGGTACTAGACCTAATTTTGCAACACTTGTTCCACTTACTTCAAAATCTAAACCTGATGTGTATAGTTCTAAACGACCGTTAATAACTGCCGCTGTAATTCCATCGGCTGGTGTTGTCATAATATCTGCTACTAACGATGCTACTGTTGTATGTCCTGTGTAGCTGCTGTCATTGCCGTCTACAGTAATAGTTAGTGTGTCTCCAGACAATAAAGCTGGGTTACTAATACCGCCTTGTGCGGCTGGCCAACTTGCTACCCAATTTGGAGATCCTACTTCTACCCAAGTTCCAGCGGCTGTGTTTGTTTTTGCTTTTTTAAACCACAATGAATATTCTGCATCTTTTGAAACAATAGCATAATCTCCTACTGCTCCAACACTATTTTTTGGTGTACTACCAGAAAGTTGATCTTCTTTTGTAATAACTAATGGAACTTTGTTAACAAATGTTTGACCGGTTGTTGTAGTTGCTGCGGCACTATTCCATTGAAAAATACCAAATTTTGTACTTCCAGTGTCAAACCATAATTGGCCATCTTCTGGAGCGCCAGCAGGTGCTGCTGATTGTGCTTCTAGCTGACCTAAGTCAACATCTGCACGTACTACATACGCACGATTGCTTACGCCTAGATAGCTGTATGCTGCTTGAAGACCGTATTCGTTTCGTTCTCCAGCGTGAATTGGGTTGTTGTTTGCATCAGTTTTAAAACTTGGTGTTCCAAATGTATCTGATAATTCTTTTTGACTTGTAATCAAGTAAACTTTGCCAGCATTGGCTTGTGTTGTACCTAAAGCTGTACCAGTGCTTGAAGCATTTGCTTTGTCTTGTTCAGATGCAACAATAATTAAAGGGGTTGTTCCGGGAGCGGCACTAGTATAAAAACTTTCGTCTATAACTGTTACGCTTACGCCAGGTGAACTTAGTTGAGCCATTTTGTGATCTCCATGAATGCTATATTCCTATTTGTATTTAGTGGATTTTGGCTTTTTGTGCCTGTTATCAACTATTGAAAAGGGATGGAAAAGGCTTAAATATCGTTATGAGACCTTTATGTTCGTGTGGATACCGGCCTGCAGCCGTTAACTATATTAAAAACGGCAGGACCTACTATAGAAAATTATGTGAAGCTTGCCTTAAAGGTGGCAAGTATGCAGGCATTGCACGTTGGCACCGTGCTGGTTACAAGATGAAAAATACTTGCGATAAATGCGGATTTAAATCAACGCATAAGGAAGTGTTTGCCGTGTTTCACGTTGATGGTGATTTAAACAACTGTAAACACACTAACTTAAAAACTATATGTGCTAATTGTCAGCGAGTCCTGCATAAAGAGGGTGTTCGCTGGCGACAAGGGGATCTTGTACCAGATTTTTAACCTGGGCAAACAACTCATCTATACTGCCGTTGTTATCTAAAACAGCATTAAAATCAGTTCCTACCCAAGCTGTTTCACTAGCGTGAATTTTAAACTTTTCAAGATTACTTTTACTTAGTGCCCAACGAGTATTTCCATTAGGGCCTTTATTTGCGTATACTGCATCCTCGTACCATTCAGGTTCAGGGCCACGCACAACACGGATAACAATGCCGCCGGCGTCTTTAATTGATTTGATTTCGTTAGGAAAACGGCAATCGCTAATGACAATATCATCTGTACTGTTACGTAGTTTATTTTCCAAGCTGGCAATCCAAATATTATCGTGGAAACCTTTTCGGCACACTTCTGTACCCCAATATTGCAATACCCAGCGTGGTGTTAAGTTGGGCATATTTAGACGCTCTGCCCACCAAGGATCAACTTGTTCTCGCCACTCACGTGCTTGTTTAGTGCGACCTTCTAGCATGGTTCTGTCCCAGCCAAACACTACACTTACAGCATCTTTGAGTGTATTAGCAAAACTTTCTCGTCTAAAACCGTGATAATTTGTAAGATAGTCAGCAATAGTATCTTTGCCAGAACCAATAAAACCGCACACACCAATAATCATAAGAGTCCCCTAAAGTAACTCTAGTATATAACAGTTTTATTACAAGGTCAAGATTTTTTTAACCAATTACAAAGGTATAAGGAGTGCCGCCAGGAACAAGCTCATAAATTTCTTTTTCGAGCTTTTCAATTTCTTTATCGCCTTCTTGTTTTAGTGCGGTGCCGTTGAGTTGAATTCCACTGCCGCCTGGACCAGCAATGTTGCCAAATTTGCTACGAGCTTCTCCAAGCATTTGTTTACATACTGCTAGGGTATAATCGTATAACCATTGTTTAGCATAGATATCTTGTAGCAATATAAAATCAGGTCGGTAATTGTGTGTGCGTAACAACACTTGCTCGCCTTGGGCAAATGGACGTTGTAATATTGTTAGTAAATGGTTGCTTTGGCGCCACTTAAATTCAATGTAAGCACCAAACATACGTCCTACTAATTTTTGATAGCCAGCAAATAGTTCATACGTTGCCAGTCCGCCCATCATACTACCAGTCAGCAAATAACTGTTTGTATACGCTAAATTAAACGGTTCAAAAAGGGTACCGCCTGCACCTAACCCACTTCTACTACCAACTGCTCTTCTAAAGATACTCTGAACTTCAATTACTTCATTGGGCAAGCGGTACTCGTTTTGATCTTGTATTAGTTCCAAGAACATATAGCTTTCTTCTACAGATGCACTGCTTCGTTGACGAAATTTTGTAATAGCACGATCTAATGCTATTTCATAGTGTTTAGGGTCTAGTTCAACTTCAACCATGCCGTCGCCCAACATAGTTTTAACGTAATCAAATGCTTTATTACGCTCTATAACGCTGTCGGATTCACCAGGATCTGTTGGGTAAATATCTGCCATATTAAGTTCTCCTAGTATATTTATCTTGCGATAAATATCATTATGCCACGTTTATCATTATACAAACCCGAACAAGGGCAAGATTATAAGTTCATGGATCGTCAGATTTCTGAAATGTTTCAGGTTGGCGGTACAGACATATACTTGCACAAATACCTAGGCCCTAAGATTGCCACAGAAGGTACCGCAGATCAGCCTATTTACGATGCTGTTAAAGAAACAAATATTCAAGATTTGTTATTTTTAGAAAATCGTGATAGAAAATACAGTGAAGAAATTTACCGTATTCGCGGACATTACAACGTACAAAATATTGATTTTAATCTAAGCCAATTTGGATTGTTTATTGACAATGACACAATTTACATGACTGTACATATTAATGATTTTATCAAGTACATTGGTCGTAAACCATTGAGCGGAGATGTTATTGAACTACCTCACCTACGTGATAATTTTGCATTAAATGAATACGAAATAGGCTTGCCGCGCTACTATGTTATCGAAGATGTTGGCCGTGCAAGTGAAGGTTTTAGTGCTACTTGGTATCCTCATTTATACAGATTAAAACTTAAAAAAATTACAGATGCTCAACAATTTGCTGACATACTTGACAAGCCAGCAGTTGATGCTAATGGTGATCCTATTGATAAAACATTACGAGAAATACTGAGTACTCGTGGTGCAGAACTTGAAATTAATGACGCTGTTATTTTACAAGCAGAAGCAGATTCTCCACAAAGCGGTTACGAAACACGACAGTTTTATACATTAGCAGTAGATGAAAAAGGTAAAGCCACACTCAATACAGCAGATAATACAACTGAACTTGATGCAAGTATTTCATCTATCACAGCACTAGAATCAAACAAACGTCCAGTTAGAACAGGTTATACTGGATTTCTTGTTGGAGATGGTTTTCCGCAAAACGGATATGATTTTGGCCACGGAATACAATTTCCAGAAGCACCAGGACCTGATGATTTCTTTTTACGTACAGACTTTTTACCTAATAGATTATTCCGTTTTGATGGCACACGTTGGGTCAAAGTAGAAGATGCTGTGCGTATGAATATGACAAATAGTGATACACGTCAAACACATACTACAGGATTCATTAATAATACAAATTACATTTACAACGAAGCCATTGGCATTGACTGGTTGAAACTTCCTCCAGAAGTTATTCTTCCTGCTACAGTTCCAGTAAATTACAATTATGTATTCAATACAAATATCAACTATCAAGAGTCGTTGTATGTTGTCTTTAAATTAGAAACATTAGAAATAGTTTATGTAGTTGCAGATAATACTGGTATTATATCTAATAATTCTGGCAAAGTGAGAATTACTCTTCCAGAATTTTCTGACGGATCATTTACTGTTGGAAAGTCTTACAAAATTACAAGTTTAGGAACTACTGATTTTACATCACTTGGTGCAAGTTCTAATACTGTAGGAACTACGTTTGTTGCTACTAGTTCTGGTAATACTAATAATACTGGTACAGCATCAGAGTTTTTACCATACGACGGTGTTTGGAAACTTAGCTTATGCAACAACCGAGAAGCTCAACGACAAAGCCTTAGCAAGGCTCTTAGACCTAAGGCAGATTTATAATGCAACATTTTTACGACGGACAAATAAGACGTTATCTTACACAAACAATTCGTGTCTTGAGCAATTTTACAGTGAGATACGGTGACGGTACACTAGTTCGTGTTCCTGTAATGTATGGAGATGCTGATAGACAAGCTGCTGCAATCATACGTCAAAACAGTGAAAACAAAATTAACAGTGTTCCACGAATGAGTGTTTATATTAGCGGCTTAGAATTAGATAGAAACCGCCTAGGCGATCCAAGTTATGTTGGCAAAGTTCATGTTAGAGAACGTGAAATTAATGACAGCGATCCAGCAAATCCAGTTTATACAACAGGCCAAGGTCGTAACTATACAGTAGAACGTTTAATGCCAACTCCGTTTAAATTAAGTTTAAAATGTGATGTGTGGACTGCAAATACAGAACAAAAACTACAACTATTAGAGCAAATATTAGTATTATTCAACCCTAGTTTAGAATTACAAACTACTGACAACTATATTGATTGGACTAGTTTGACGGTATTGAATTTAGGACAAGTTACTTGGTCAAGTCGTACAGTGCCTGTTGGCAACGATACTCCGATTGACATTGCGTCAATATCTTTTGAAACTCCAATTTGGATTAGTCCGCCTGTTAAAGTTAAACATCTTGGTGTTATTACAAAAATTATTACTAGTATACATCAGGGTTCTACTATTGATAAAAATACATATATTGACGGTCTTGGTCAGCCGCTTGCAGGACCAGAGTTAACAGTTGGTCAGTTACTTACTCGCGATGTTGTAACTATCACTGATTACAACATTCAGGTTTATAATAATCAAGCTATCTTACTTCATAAAACAGAAAGCAGTGTACCTCGAGAACCTACATTGGATATACCGGTTCGTCAAGGAACACCTATTGAATGGCAAACAGTATTTGATGCCTATCCTGGAAAATATAACGCTGGTTCAAGCGCACTTTATCTAACACAACCTAATGGAACTGAAGTAGTTGGAACAGTTGCCATTAGCC